GTATCAATGGAAGTCATGTCATAAGTAGCCATAATTTATATCTCCCTTATGCTGCGTTATAACGGGCAGTGACGATTGCTTCAGGGCGAAGAATCTTCCTACCGTATAGATGCATACCACGAACAATGTCAGCAAAGCTGTCAGGGTCACGATATGTTTCTGTTTTATTGATTTGCTCCGCAGTTGCAACAGCAGAATCATGTCCAGCTACAATAATACCAAGATTGGCTAATTGATTAGCTGTACCACTAGTTCCCGGTCCAGTGCCTAGTGCTGGCAAATTAGACGAGGTGTATACACGGAAGCCGTGGAAGTTGCTAATAGACAAGCCATTACGCAGTCCACCTGATTCACCAAAATCAGCGTTCATGAAGCGTGAATCTTCATCAGCAAGAATTTCCATGAATACCGGATCAACAACAAGCCAGCGACCTTGTGAGTCAACTTGTTGTGTATCAAGCAAGCGTTTCATGCGTGAAACAATCATCGCAGGGGAAACGGTAGCAGTTGGCAGGGAAGTAGCCCCCGGCATACGTGCAGTCACAGGAATTGAGTGAGTACCAGCGCCAGATGTAGTAATATTGCCGAAGTCATCTTTATGCAGTTGCATAGAAGAAAGCAATTCGTTTGAACCTGCAGTGCTTACAGCCTTAGAACCATTAACAGTTGTGTTAAGAGTATCACCTTTGCTGTGCAAAGAAGACTGCTTGTAACCTGACATATAAGCAAGAACTTCTTGGTCATGATTGTCAGCTAGACGGTATGCAGCACGGTTAGTTGCAAGGTCCATGAAGTTCACATGTGAGTGTGCTTCTTCAATATCATCCATCTTAAAGGCAAAATAGTTAGCCTTATCGATGACTAATGAGAAATCCTCGTCTTGCAGGTCTTGTGCGGTCACGTTGGTACCACGTGCATACTCTGAGACAGAAATTTCTGGTTCTTTAATTATCTTAACGGTATCACCTTGTGCTGAAATTTCACCGAAATAATCAGAGTTAGTAATATCGCCACAAACAGTACTCTTGCGGAATGCAAGCTGTACTTTTTTTGAATAGATTACGGGACTAAAATTACCGTTTGGTAAATTCCCATAACCTGTTGCTGTTGTAAAAGCCATAATTAATCCTCCTATAAAGTCTAGGCTTTGTGAGCTAAACACAAAACATAAGAGGCTGTTAATTTTCTAGGGTGCGGAAGTCCGGGCCTATACTTAAACAGGTAAGTCTTATTCTTTTTTTTGTTTAGTTTGATTGGGGTTAGTAGGGAAGGTAGACCAATAATGGTGGCTTCTTTTTACTATACCCCTAGTTATACTGACAAAAATGTTTTTGTCAATAGGTATTAACGTGCAGAACCTGATATATCATAAATAAACTTACCAGATTGTATTGCTTTTGTTATTTCTTCTTCTCTTTTTTCAAACTCTTGGGCTGACATACTCTTAACATCGGACTCTTTAATAGAGCCTTGAGTTTCATCAGCATCAATAGCAGCTTTAGAACTTTTAACTATAGCAGAGGCAGCAGCTTTAGTACTAGCTTTTTTACCTTCTTTAGTTAAACCTTTGTCAGACTTGTACAGGTCTATAACACGTACTACTGAACGAGCATCTTCTGAGTTTTCATAAAGTGCGTCTTGAACCCATTTAGGTTGTTCTTCTACCCAGTCATGAAATGTATCTGAAGCCCGTAGATCATCAAAGTCTGAGTGTTCTTCACGGATTTGATTCTCTGCAGTATTACGTGTTGCTTGCACATTGATAGCATCCAGTTCCTTTAGGCGAGAGTCTGCTTTGTCAAACATCTCCTGAGCCTTTTTAGCTGCAATGGTCTCAACTATACTAGCTACGTCAGGATGGTTGCTTGCCCACTCAGCAATGTCTTCATCTGACTTGGGAGGGACAATAGTCTCATTAGCCATACGATGTTCTAATGCTTCAAGACGTTCCTTGTATTCTTTTTCTTTTTCCGCAGCATGTCTGCGCAGATCACCATAACGTTTCTTGAAAGATTTTTCTTCCCTACTAAGATTTTCTGTTTCTTCTTCTTTGACCTCTGCAGGTGCGTCAGAAACTTCTTCCTTGGTTTCAATGTCTTCCCCCGCACCTAAAAGTTTTTCAATTTCTTTTTCGTCATCCTCAATACGTTTGCGATTACGGTTATTGTGGTTGGGATTTACAAACCCTGCAGTCTTTGGTGTTTCCATTGTAGCTAGTTCAGGCATATTATTTCCTTATGTTGGGGCCAGCCGTAGCTGGGTAGCCTTATCGTTGTGGTCGTGCAGCCAATCCTTGTGGTTTAACTGGTGGTTGTTGTTGAGGCATTGTCGGAGCCATTGTTCGTTGCTTAGGGGCAGGTGTAGGAGCAGAAGGAGCAGCAAAAGTTCCTACTGCTTCCATAAATTCTGGACCAAAGATTTTACCAATAATAGTTCCCATTGGTCCTGACATTCCCTCACGTACTATAGTTTTTTCTTCTTCTGGCAGTGCCATATAGTTATCAGATACTGATGCAAAATCAATTTCCATAGTTTGTTCCTTTAATTTTAAGTGTGTTCTTCAAGAATTTATAGCCACCAATAATATAAGACATAGGATAAATAACTACATCAGCATACATAGAGCCTATTGTTCTTTTTCCATAAATCTTATGATCGTAGAAGTCACGTACTCTATCTGATTGCCACTTAGACTTAGCAACTAGGTTGTCTGCAATAACTTTACCCCAAACATCGTATCCTTCTTGCCAGAACATATCTTGCTTACGGTGCCAAGCACGAAGTTTTTTAACTTCTGTTATTGTCATGTCACCTCTAGCTTGGGCAGCAGTACAGCAGTGAGTTCCACCCATGTCTTGTCCATTACTATCTGTCTGTTTATTACCACCATACTTTGTTCTAATCTCGTCTGCCCTAGATGCGTTAAAATCTGCTACTGCTTGATCTCCATTTTCTCCATTAGCTTCTGCCCTAGCTCTTTCCGCAGCCCTTTCACCAGCACGTTTAGAAGCAGCAGATTGATCATCAGCTCTGTTTTGATTGTATGCATCTGCTTGAGTCCGCATAACCTGACCATTAGCAGTAATTTTTTCGCTTTGCCTACCTACATTAACATACTTTTTATATGTTTCCTCAGTTGGACCAGTTTGGTTCCAACTTGGATTACCTTTAGGTTGCCCTGCCCATTCAATTTTTGCTCTTTCTATTCTTTTATCTTGAACAACTTGTGCCGCGCTTCTATCTGCAGTTTGCACTTCTGGCGCTTCGGCAATGTAAGAATTTGCTAGTTCAGATCGTTTTTCTAGGTTAAGTTTTGCAAATCTTGCATCAACATCAGGTTTTAATACTCCCATTATTTTTTGAAACATATTTGGGTCTTTAGGGATAAAAGTTCCTATCTCTGTTTTTAACTTGTCATAAGCCTCTTTAATAGCTGCATCTCTACTTTCAGGTTTTGGTTCTTTATATCCTATAGTACGGCTATCTTCATTAATATCTCCGCCAGTATATTGAGACTCAAAAACTTTTAACATAACTTGTGCATCAGCAATATTTCTATTTTTATTAAAAGTATCTAAACCTTGAGCAGCAGCTATCCCAACAGCAGGTCCAGCAACAGAACCTACACCAAAAGCTATAAGAACTTGTCCAGCTCTTTTTAAAAGACTAGGATTATTTTTAGCTAATTCTCTACTTGCTAAATTTCCCTGCTTTACCATTTGGTCAACGTCATCGGTTTTTTTAGCTAACTCTGCAAGTTCTCTTTCATACCTTGCACTGGTTCCAAATATTCCATCTATACTACCAAAGGGAAATTTACCAGCCTCACTGGGGTCTATAACTTCGTTCCTAGCATTAATAGGTTGCCCAAACTCATTTAACTTTGCCCCCTTTAAAGGGTTGTAAGTTTCTTTTGTATCCATTGAGTTTGGATTTTTCTTTGTCAGTCCTTGTGTAGACTGTTGTGGTTTGCCGTTAATAAAAGTAATAGGAACAGGAGTTCCATCTGGTCTATAGTATGTTTCTATCTTTGGTCCCATTGCCGCAGGAGCAGCAGTAGTAGTAGCTACAGGAGGAGGGGCAATAGTAGTTGTTTTAGGGGCAATAGTGGAGTTGTAACCCCCAAAGCCACCTATAAAATTACCACCTCCACCAAAACTTGATCCTACACCTGAAGTCTGAAGACCTCCCGGTGCATATCCGGGAACTAAACCTCCTACAGCCATACGCATACCGTCATCATCTTCTACTTCTAACTCAGACACATCAAAAGGCAAAGACATTTCTGAAGTAGGTTCACCACCTATTCTACCATCTTCATCCATCTGTTG